TTTCTCCCTGCCCTCATATTTGTATATATACGATCATAAACTAGGAGAATACAGTGGCAAAACCATTTGACGTAAGCAAGTTCCGCAAGGACATTACAAAAAGCATTGACGGGTTGTCAATTGGCTTTAACGATCCTACAGACTGGATCAGCACAGGCAACTATGCACTAAACTATTTGATTTCGGGCGATTTCCACAAAGGTGTACCACTAGGCAAAGTTACAGTGTTTGCCGGTGAATCTGGTGCAGGCAAAAGTTACTTTGCATCGGGTAATATTGTAAAGGCAGCACAAGAGCAAGGTATTTTTGTTGTGCTTATTGACAGTGAGAACGCACTAGATGAAGCGTGGTTGCAAGCACTGGGCGTCGACACAGATGAAAGCAAACTGCTTAAACTTTCAATGAGCATGATCGACGATGTTGCTAAAACAATTTCAACGTTCATGAAAGACTATAAAGCATTAGCCGACGGCGAACGCCCAAAGGTACTGTTTGTAATTGACAGTTTGGGTATGTTGCTTACACCCACCGACATTAATCAATTTGATAGCGGTGATCTCAAAGGTGATTTGGGTAGAAAGCCCAAAGCACTAACAGCATTGGTGCGTAACACTGTTAACATGTTTGGCAGTTACAATGTGGGCATGGTATGTACCAATCACACATATGCATCGCAAGATATGTTTGATCCTGATGACAAGATTTCGGGCGGACAAGGCTTTATCTATGCTAGTAGTATTGTTGTTGCAATGCGCAAACTCAAACTCAAAGAAGATGAAGATGGCAACAAGATTAGTCAAGTAAAAGGTATTCGTGCAGCATGTAAAGTTATGAAAACACGCTATGCTAAACCGTTTGAAAGTGTACAAGTTAAGATTCCTTATGAAACTGGCATGAACCCGTACAGTGGACTTGTTGATCTTGCTGAATCAACTGACCTGCTCAAAAAGTCAGGCAACAGATTGAGCTTTATCAAAGCAGATGGCAGCGAAATTATTCAGTTCCGCAAAGCATGGGAACGCAATGAAAATGGTTGCTTGGATGAATTAATGCTAGAGTTTACAAAACTTGCTAACGAGGTAAGTATTCCTGACGAAACTGAGGCACCAGCTGAAGTATTTGTAGACGAAATCGAAGAAGCACAGGAGTAAACAACAAAATGTCATTAGAGCTAGCTGCATTGGTGTGGAAAGAATGCCGCACTTCAATAATTGACAATGGCGATATTAGGGAAGCTGCTGACGGAGTAGTAGCAATCTTAATGGAACATCACAGCGCCGATGAAATCAGAGATGCATTTAAATTTGATGGTGCAATCAAAATGGCTGTTGGTGATTATCTTGGAGAGCATGATGAGGACGACATCGAAGAGGAAGAGGAAGATGAACTGCTTGACCAATTCAATGATGACGGCGAATTTGATTACGACGAGTATTAATAAAGTAAAGTTTAAAGTAGCAAGCATTTGGCATGTTAAGTAAAGAGGACTTTGAATTCAATGAAGAAAAATATTGAAGTGATTGCTTCTAAAAATGCTTATAAATGGGCTAAGAACTTTAAACGCATACAAGATAGGTTTTATGACGGCAAATACAAGTTGCGTCGACTACAACAAATAGAAGATTTTGTAAAACTTAATGGTTTTACAAATGTATATCATATAGAAGAAGTATTACTTGATTTAGATATTCCAACTGTTGATGATATTAGTACCAATAATTTGATACTGGTAACCCATCAAGGTTATGGACGTTACCCGTTAACAGGTATTATCGAACAAATACAAAACTGGTTAATGTACAGCAACCATCTGTATTTTTGTATTAATAGACATTACATTAATATTGACAATCAAAAACTAGATTATCAAGTCCCTGATGATTTTCAACAAGCAATTACATATTGGTTACAGCAAGAGTTATCAAATTGTGTAGTAGTTGATATGAGTAGAAATTACATAGATGTAGGGCGGCACTTTACTTGGAGTTGCCCTGACAGACATTTTTACATTAGGAAAATTAGTGCAAGAAATTTATAGCAGAACCTTATTAAGAGACATTACATTATGAAACTAATAGAACATTTTTACGATTACGATATGGTTTCATCTGATGACACAACTGTGAATAAACACAATTATATGCGTTACAGACTTGGTCGGTTAAAGCATAACTTTTGGCTTAAGAGTCGTAAAAGTAACGACACAATTTATATTGATGCCTACGATAACTTTATTTTACAAAACTTAAAACCAGGAAAAACTTGTTACTTTGGCAGTTCTGGTTATTACTTAGATGGAGCAATCGATGATCTAACAGTGATTGAACAACATCCAGTGGTAAAAACATTTTATCCCGACGCGGTAATTGTAAAAAATCGTGGCGAAATTGGAAAATTGTATCCAAACGTGTTTGACAACTTTGTTGTTGTTAACAATAGAGGCGATATATGGACTTCTCTATATGATAGCCCAGATGCTGGATTTGATTTAGATAAGCCTAGCATCGAAGATCACGTTAGGAATTATATAAAAAGCATGAAAGACGGATGTGTATTCTTTTATAGTTTTAGGGATACGCAAATTGTTAACTGGAATCGTATAAGCACTAACCATTATGATTATTTTTATAACTTTGCTTTGTACTTAAAAAAATACGGGTTAAACTTACTGTGGCACAATATTAAATTTGCAGAAAAACACAAACAACCAGACGGGTGTTATGATATACTAGAAAATCCAGATACTTTAAACGGGAATATAAAATTAATATTTCAGTATAACGATAATACTCATACTATTGATACAACACATTTTGTAGAATAACATGAATAAATGCCCTAAATGTGATACAATATTACAGTTGTCAACTGGGAATCCAGATCTGGCTTGTGTTAATCGTAAATGCAATTTTGTCGGAAAGCCAATTAACGGTGGTCCGTTTTTGCTTGTATCAACTATTTTATTGATTTTTATAATTTTTATTACATTCTTGTATGACGTTGGTATATTATGGCAGAACTAATTCTATATATGGGAGGCTGTTGCGGAGATATTATTACCGGCCTGATTGACACAAAAGGTATTAGTATAACATCAGGAAAGTGTATTATTCTCAAAGAAAGAGCAAAACTTAAACGCAGTTTTCAATTTGTTGATACTGCAGAAAAAGATGCCTACATTGCAAGTGCAAGCAGATATTGGAAAAGTTTGCCTAGCCACGATGCAGATTATCATATGCAAAACAATCATCCTTATTTGGGTATTGTGTGTAATGATCGGAAAACTGCATTGTGGGCAGCAACAAGGTTTAGAAAACTACACAGAGATCCAGTCTGGGAGAGAATGAGCAAAGCAAGTGGCGCAAAGACTACCGAAGAATATGCTCAACTAATAATGGGTTTTGGTGATATGATCAAATCATCAGCATATAAAACCATTGAGTTGGCTGATATAGTTGAAGGAAATGCTATAGAAAAATTAAAAGAGTTGACACAGTTAGATGACTGTGCTAGTATAATGTACGATCAATGGTTAGAGGCGGTGTCAGACAAATGAGCCAATACTACAGTAAAATTGTAAACAACTTGGGTGCTATTCCAAGTTTTATTAACTTTTACGAAAGCGAACTCGAAGTTGCTAAAAGTGAGTGCCGTGTTGGCGGTCTTATTGAAAAAAATATCAAAGCATTACCGGGTATTACTGAGCATCGTTTCAATCAACTACAAGAGATTGAAGCGGTGCTTAACTTCCTAAACATACAATTACGCAAGATTAGACGCAAGCACTTTCAGAAGTATTTGGAAGGATATGCCAGAGCGTTAACAAGTCGTGATGCTGAAAAGTATGTAGATGGTGAAGATGAAGTTATTGATTTTGAGACACTGATCAACGAAGTTGCATTATTGCGCAACAAGTATTTGGGCATCATGAAAGGCCTAGATACAAAGCAGTGGCAAATGGGCCATATTGTACGCTTAAGAACAGCAGGCATGGAAGATGTCCAAGTATGATTTCTCGATTGAGAAAAGATAATAAATTTATCTATTACAATTTATGGAAAAACATACCTATAAGTGATTTACACAATGGTAATATATTAGAATATCTTGAACAAGATCTTATTGTAAATCAATTAACCACCAAAGATATCTCAAAATTTGCCTGGATAGTTGATTTACAATGGGAAGGCCATAGCCCTGAAGATATCGAACCATTTCGGCAGTTGTTAATCAAACACGGTGTTAAATGTTTTGGTGCCGTGTTTACCAGTTACGTCGACGTTAGTCAATTACCTTATCCAGCTTTATGCCTGGTAGATAGATTAATACATAACGGCCAATGGTATTTAAATTTAATACACCAGAATATTGATTGGCAAAATTTGCCAATGACACACAATTTAGTGTGTTTAATGCGCCGTCCAAGTGTAAGTAGGTGCATGCTTGCTAATCAGTTACTGAATACGTTTGACTCGAGCAATTTAGTATTAACACTAGGTACAGGATTTGTTGCGTTTAACGAAGAGCTTAAACAACTAATGTTTCCTAGACGTATGCCTTTAGCCATTGATGGTATATTGGTAGATGACATAATGCAGCACAAAATCAATCATACTAAATTTTACGAGGCTCCTCTTCAAATAATCCCAGAAAGTAGTAGCCAAACTGACAAGAATGTTTGGCACAGTCAATTTATAACTGAAAAAACCTATAAAGCACTTTCGTGGTATCAGTTTCCAATTTGGTATGCAGTGCCGGGATTGGTCGAACGGGTTAGAGAACAAGGCTTTGATGTGTTTGACGATGTTATCAATCACAGTTATGATCTTGAAATTGACCCTTGGAAGCGCATGTCAATGGTAGTTAGCGAAGCTCGGCGGTTAATATCATTAAATGCTGTACAACTGCGTAAAGACCATTGGAGTCGATTAGAAAGTAATGCAGACCTTATAAACGGCATACATAATACTGCACACAGTCGACACCGGATTGAAATCACAAGGTTAAAAAATGAGATACAGCAGCTTTGGTAGTTCGCAAGACGCACACGAACATAGCAAACAAAATATTTTAGATTACTTCTATCGTTACGACGATTTTATGGAAAGTGTTGGTAGAGTAGTTGATCTTGGATGCGATTCCGAAGCATTGGATATGCAGTGGTGGGCAAATGCCACTACTAGGGATGAAATACAAGTTCCATTAAACATTCACTGTGTTGGTGTTAGCAACATTGATAGATTGTTACTTAAACACAACAATATTGCATTTCAAAAACAAGATATTGAAACTTTTAACAAAGTGAAACGAAAGTTTGATGTGCTGTGGTGCTATGATCAATTGCAGTACTTGTTAAATCCATACCAAGCACTGTCAAATTGGTGGCATATTGCAGACAAAGATGCTATGTTGGTGCTAGCAGTACCACAAACTGTTAACACAGAATATCACATTCAAGAATACAATCTGTCCTTGGGCCACAAGTATCACTACACCATGCCACAGTTAATCTATATGCTGGCTGTCAACGGTTGGGATTGCCGCAGCGGATTCTTTAAGAAAACACCTGGAGACCCGTGGCTGTATGCAATTGTGTATAAGAGCGATGTTGAGCCAATGGATCCAAAAGAAACTAACATTTACAAACTTGTAGAACAAACTGAATTGTTGCCTCAGTGTGCAGTTGATGGTATTCACAAGTATGGAAAACTAAGACAGCGTGATCTGGTGCTTCCATGGTTGGATAAAAGCATTATGGTTATGGAGCAGCACTAATGGGAACCAAAACAAAATGAAAACCAATGTGTTTTTGAAAATTGACAGAATGGATATGCATGCAGTACATTGCTTGCGATTCTGGCTGGAAACATTCAAAGACTATCCTACTTGGATACTGTGTGATAGAACTGAAGAAGACGGCAGTCGGCCTAGAATACTGGAAACCTGTTTTGTTGACTATCCTCAAACAAAGTTTGTTGCCAGTGATAGAAGTTTGGTAAGCTATCTAGCCGAACTCAAGCCTCGCAAACGCAATATGGCAACTGCTAACCTAACAGGTTTTGAACTTAGCCGTGGTAACAGTGATTGTTTTTGGATGATTGATGCAGACGACACACAGTTTCTAACACATCGCTGGGATGCACTCAATGAAAAATTGCACAACGCCGAAAACTATTTGGCAGAACACAAATTAGACGGATTCAGTTTGGATTTTTACAGCACACACAATGCTGGATGGACATTTGGAGTAGCACTGTTTCGCAGCGATCTAAACTGGACTGAGCTAACACAAGTTAAAGGTTCAGAAATGCGTGACTTTATGTTTCCACGCAACATTGATGCAGCATTTCATTGCATGAGAGAACGTGGTGCATGGAAACTTGAAAGTTTTGTGTTCTCTGGTATGAGCTTTCAGCATGTGTACAACAACTATCCAGACATGGTTAATGGAGTATACTACTGGAACAAAGGCAAACTGTGGGACATTCCACTACCTGAGCGGATTGTGAGTATATAATGCAATGGGAACGTCTTGCCAATTTACCAATAAACAGCTATCTTGATGTTGGAACAAACGCAGCACAATTTTTTCAAGAGTTTTGGAAAATGTATCGAGGTATAAGAGTTGAATTTATTGAAGCAAATCCATGGTGTTGTAGTAAACTAGCAAAAAGATTTAAAAAGATTCCATTGCATAACGTTGCTGTGGGCAAAACAAATTGTACTATGCAGATGCATATTTTTAAAGGTAAAAGACACAGCAAAGCTGCAAGTTTATACAAGTTGCCTGGTCCAGACGATAACATTGAACAGTTTGAAGTTGAAGTAAAAACATTTGATAGTATTTTTAACAATCAGTATTTTGATTTTATAAAATTTGATATACAGGGCGCAGAGTTAGATGCAATGCAAGGCAGTCCAGATTTTATAAAACAGGCTAAGTTTTTGTTAATAGAAGTTACGCCCAATGCAGAAAATCATCCTGGCAGTTTAGAAATAGTTAATTACTGTAAAGAACTTGGTTTCTGGCCAATTGATGTGGTTGACGAATACAGAGGACAGTTTGATATACTGTTTAGCAATCAGCTCGACTACAAAGAAAAAGACGTGAGTTTTGCATGTTAAATGTAATTGTACAAGCAGGAGGTCGTGGCAGTAGGTTACGCCATCACACATGGAACAAGCCCAAGTGTTTGGTCAGTGTGCATGGAAAACCTTTGCTGTATCATTTGTTTGACAAATTTCCAGATGCACGTTTTATTATCATTGGTGATTACCTGTATGAGCAGTTGCAAAACTATTTAGAAGTTGATCCTCCTGCAGCCAAGTATGAACTGATAAACACAGATGAAAAAGGCACTTGCTCGGGCATTGACATGGCACTGGCTATGGTACCTGCTGATGAACCAGTATTGCTCACCTGGAGCGATTTGATTATTAACGATCTTGCCGAGTTTCCAGAACACACAAACAAGCCTATAGTATACTTAACTGATGCATTTACCTGTCGCTGGAGCATGCAACCTAATGGACTGGCAGAAGTTCCTAGTGAAACAAATGGTGTTCCGGGTATCTTTTACTTTGCAGAACGCAGACAGTTTCCAACACCTC